TCTTGGAATGCGTCATTATCCATATTAAATTCAAGTTTAAATTTCATGATCTCCCCACCTTTCCCGGCTCCATGGCCGGTGATAAAGATTATTATTTAACCCCCTCACTACTCCCGGCGATCCCGCACCGGGAGGCGTTAGAAGGTTAAGCGTATTTTTCCGTCAATCTGGCCAGCTCCGCCCTTTCAATATGTTCGATCAGATGCGCGTGTGTATTCCTTTCCCTCTCTTCATATTGCGGGTTGTCCTTCAGCCAGGCCGCAAGGTCTCTTTCCACGTCGCTCCAGGTCCAGGCCGGGTCTCCTGTCCCCCTCGACTCCGCCCACCGCTTCAGGAAGTCCGCCCGGCGTTCAGAGGTGGAAAACCATGTTTCAAAAAATCCGCCCCGGTTATAATGTGCGATATGTCCGTTCATTTGAGATACTCGAACATAAAAAGGATTTTTAAACATACTTTCCGGGAATCCCTTTTGAACAAAACTTTTAAAGTGTTTAACAAACTTTCCCTTGTCTTCAACCGTGTTCCATTGAGTCGCCGTGAATGTCATAATAAAACCTCATGGCCGGTTTCAGCCCCGGCCCCGGCTCCTGAAAAGGTTAAATCTTTCTGTACACGTTCAATCCGATGGTTGCCCCGCCCTCGATGTCAATGTTGCCTTCCGTCGAGGCTATAACTTGGCTTTTCCCGCTCTTGGACGGCCCCAGGCTCTTCGATAAGTCCACCGTCAAGGTCAATACCTTTCCATTAACTTTAATCTCTATATTCTTCATGTTGTCCTCATGCGCCGGTATAGGCCCCGGCGCCCGGCCCTTTAGATGGTTAATTTATATCATCCCTAACACTAAAAGCCAGGACGGTTCCCCGTGTTCACATTCGCCGTCTGGTTCAATCCAGCATCCGTCAATAGACTTGCAACCGCCATCACTCATCCACCTTTCCAGCGTTTCAATACACGGAGGCGCTTTAATCTTTTTAATCTTCTTATGAGGATATTTCCCTTGCAGATATTCCAGGGTGATCCCCGGCTTGATCCGCCTTGCTTGTCCATCTATTAAAAACCAGTTCCCTTTTTTCATGATGTCCCCTTTCCTTCAATGCTTAGATGTTAAATAAAAAACTCTATACCCTGAAATATAACATAGCATCAACCATGCCAAACACCCTCTCTTCTATCCTTCAACACGCAGATATATTTTAAAAACACCATAACTCATTGATTTTAGAGATAAAGTATTTTTACAGATTCAAAGATAAAAAGCCCACTCCATGCCATCAGCCCCGGCCAGAATAGAAGCCTCGAAAATATGAGAACTGCAAAGACTGATAAGAAATCAAGAAAATACTGTAAATAAAGATAAGTGGTTGATATAATAAGAGAAAGAGGCAAATCGGAAGTGAATAGGTAGAATCGGATATGCGAGTTCCGTTATTTCTCTTGACATTCTCAAAACATTATGCAAATATGCCCTACTATGATGGTCTACTCAAAAAATAGTCTTTTTCTTAATACCGATAAAAGCAATAACTTCAGTTGGGCTGAACCCCGGCCCTGCGTGCATCTCAAGCCAGAGAACGCAGCACAAAACAGCCTACCCGCCCGGAGCATTTTAAACAGGGTTTTAAGTCCTGTGATCTCAACAATCATAGGCCGGATAGAGGTTTATCCGTGGACTGAGGTGCAGAGAAAACCGTCTGCACTGGTGGTTGACAATAGCTGAAGACATCTGCTTCTTATTGATTATAGGCAAAAATAAAGTGTGTTTTTAAGGGGGTCTTCCTATGGAAAATATAGAAGACGTGAAATCAAGAGCTGATGAAGTAAAACAACTTCTCGCCAGCATTGATGATCTTGTAAAAACAGTAGATGAATTAATGCAAGATTGTTGCAGGCAACTGGGTATAACTATCCCAAAGGAACCTAAAAGTCATCCCATCTATAATTCAACCGTCTCTCATATTGCTTATATCTTCCCACATATAAAATCTAAGTCTGAGGATTTGCGTAGAGAGATAAGCCTTTTGAACTCCTTGCAGCTCTCAGGATATGGAGACTACCCTTTTAAATATCAAGACGAGAAGGGATATATAATACTTTTAAATAAAGACCTTACATGGAGCAAGTCCGAGCATAGATATGTTATAGAAAAGCATCTTCAAAGAGAGTTGTCGCAATATGAATTTGTCCATCATAAAGACGAAAATAAGTCTAATAATAAGCTGGATAACTTGCAGGTCATGACACCAGGCGACCATGCGAGATATCATATAGCTAAACGGCAAGACATGATCATGCAGGCGCAAGGCAAGGCGAAGCTCCGGGAAGCCTTCCAGAAGTCAGATGAGAACATGGGAAAGAATCTCGATGAGGCCCATCTGCAATTCAATAAGGCCATGAATGAGAAAGGCACTGGCGACTATGTCACCACCGGCCAGGTGCAAGCATACAGACGCAAGGCACAGGCTAGCACCCAGGAGGCGCAAGCACATGCGTAGGCTTTGCACTGATAGAGCTGGCGTCGCGCTGGATGGTCGCAGGACTCAGGCAGGGCAGGGAAGGGCAAGCCAGCAACCGGGCAACCAAGGAGGAGGGGAGAGGGTGGAGCAGAATCCGAAAGAGGGGTACGGCCTCCCTTTTCTAAATAGAGGAAGGTTCTAAATTTTTTGATATTTTCAGGTATTTAAATTTGAAAGCTAAACGTCATAAGCCTTATCATAACCCAGGGAGAAACGAGGATATTTTAACTACCATGATAGACATTAAAACTATATGTGAAAACGATCTTAATCTTCTCAGGGAACTTGTAGAGAATCCCAAGTTTTCTTCTGATATCAAGATGCAGAACAAAGCTGTTCTTATTGCCCGAGGGATTGATATTAAGGTAAGGTCTATGGAGACGGCGGCAGGGGCGGATGGGGAAAAGATATTGAAGGAATTGCGGGATATTTTGTTAGCTTATGGGGCACAATACAACAAGCAGACTATTGATCTTAATGTGGGAGTTACGTCGGTTTTAGCACCTGACGAGATACCCAAGCCGGAGGATGCGGGAAGATAATGGGATTACCAGCCGAAAAGATTGAAGTTAAACGATACACTCCATTACCGACGATTAAGGCTTTTCATCAATCTCCGGCTCAAATACGATGTATTGTGGGGCCGGTAGGGTCTGGTAAGACATCTGGGGCGACTATGGAAGTAGGATACTATCTGCCTCAATTTCTTTACAATCAATATGGGATAACCAAAACCCGTTGGGTGATTGTGAGAAATTCATATAGGGAATTAAAGGATACTACGCAAAAGACTGTTGAGGAATGGTTTCCTGATGGCCGGTTGAAGTATGCTGATGAAATATTTACAGTTAAATACGATAACGGTGTTGAATCCGAGATGATTTTCCGGTCTTGTGACAGGGCTGAGGATGTTAAGAAGTTCAAATCTTTGGAAGTAACCGGATACTGGATAGACGAAAGCATAGAGGTTGCGGATGACATAAAGCGGATGCTTAAAAACAGAATAGGCCGTTACCCTTCAAAATGTCCAGTACGTTTTGGAATTGAAACCACCAACCCGCCTGATGTAGAAAATCCAACATATTCGGAGTTCAAATGGAATACACTCCCGCCTGGCCCTATGCCTTCCGGCAATCCAAAAGAAAACCATGTCGGGTTCTGGCAACCTCCGGGGGAGAACGATGCGAATTTAAGACCTGGATATTACGACGATCTCCGCAAGGACTACATTGACTCCCCAGATTGGGTAGATACATACATCGACGGTAAGCCAGGAATAATAGTTAAGGGAAAGCTGGTTTATAATAACTTCCGGCGCAATCTTCATGTTTCCAGGGAACCGTTGATCTGGTCACGGGGAACCATCTATCGTGGTTGGGATAATTCAGGCAACTGCCCGGCCTGTATTATTGCTCAAATGCCTACCTTCGGACGAATTCATGTACTTCGGGAATTTCATACCGACAAGCAAAACATTGTTGATTTTACCCGCATGGTGATAACTCAATGCCATAAGGATTTCCCAAAGGCTATTTATGCTGATTACGGTGATCCGGCGGGTGCCAATAAGTTTTCCAAGAGGGAGGGAGGGTTTACCAGTAACGCGCAGTTGCAACTTACAGAAGGTGGAATCACAGTAATATCTTCAGACCAAAACCTTACCGCCAGAATATCGGCAGTAGAGGAATCGCTGAAACAGCCGGATGGCCTGTTGATTGACTTATCATGCACCAGACTTATTAATGGCTTTTTGGGCGGTTATTGCTGTGCTGAAATAGGACATTCAGGGATTTATCGGAGGGAACCGGAGAAAAATAGATTTTCTCATATCCACGATGCTTTGCAATATCTTTTGGTAAAGCTGATATACAAACGCAAAAAAAGGTACGATAGATAATGTTTAAAAAGGTAGATCATATCACCCGTTATCAGGACAAAGGCTATATCGTCCACGGGATATCCGACAAGGATACCAAGATTACAGTCAATATGGTTGATATCCGGGCGGCGGTAGTGGAACCGCTTAATGAGCTTCCATGCTACTATCTGGTATGCGGTATGATAGATAAATACAATATGTGGAACAAAAGGCCTGTGGTTTTCTTAAATGAGGGCCATGACCAGTCCGCGAACCGGGTTTTTAAGAATCTGCTTGAAGATGATGTAAAAAGGCTTTGCATTACAGTCGTTTACGCAAACAGAACCAATGAGGGATTTTTCAAATCACTCTGGCGGTACAGACAGGAATACGATATCTCATGCTCGATTCAACCAGCTATCTCAAGAGAGAACCTGGAATACGGGGATGCGATGATTCGGGAAGCACAGCGGGATAAGGCATTACTGGAACCGAAAGATCATAAGCCCGTCCTGAGCCAGCAACTCGATGAACTATCAGAAATGGGATACGGGGACGATGTGAAGGTGGATTACGACAATTATTATGCCTGGACAGCCCTGAGGTATATCCTTGCAGGATTTATTTTAAGACCCCCGGTAGATTACCGGATCCCGGAAAACGATATTTCAAAGGCGTTTGAACAGGGCGGAAGGCGAGCCAATCCACGATATGTCAACAGTCAATCTCAATGGGCAGTATAATGACTACAGAAGAATTTAATAAAGATGCAGTAAAGCCTATGGTCATCGGCGGATCGCTCACTCGGGTAACAGAACCTCAACTTCAGCAGGCGGAAGCTATTAAAAAGGCTGAAGAGGACGCCGCTAAACAGGTGGCGAATACCAATCCGGTGCTGTCGATCGCCAGCTATGTCAGAAAATGCTTCAATGCCGCGAAACAGGCATGGGAGAATGACCTGCACGACAGGCTTTTAAAGTGCCTTAATCAGAAAAATGGCGTGTATGATGCGGATATATTGGCTAAAATAAGGGCTGCAATACCAGGTGGAAGCGAGAATTACCGCAATATCACCATGATAAAAACGAAGGCATTCGAGGCTTGGGCCTGCGCGTCAGTATTCCCGGCCGGAGATAAATGCTGGACAATCAATCCTACCCCGAACCCTACCCTGCCGGAAAACAGGGAAACGGAAATAGTCGATCTGGTTACTAAAGAATTGACTCAAATGTTCCTGATAAACGGGGTATTCAGCGTACCGGAAGAAAATATCAACGATAGATTGCTCGAAGTCAAGGACAAGGTTAAAAAGGAGATTGTAAAAAAAGCCAAAATGTCCGCGGCGCGTATGGAACAGATTTTAGATGACCAACTGGTAGAAGGCGGATTTTATGAGGCCTTATTCCAGGTTATCCTTGATATGTCTGTTTTCCCAGTGTGCTGGCTGGTAGGGCCGGAAGTGCGGAAACGTCCGAAATTCAAATGGGTTACGAAAGAGGACGGCACCAATGAATTGACCACAGAGGACAAACTGGTGCGCGAATGGCGCCGGGCATCTCCATTTACCGTATTCCCATCTCCGGGATCCAAATCAGTTAATGACGGATATTTATGCGAACTGATATCTTTGAAGAGATCAGAGCTTCAATCCATGATAGGGGTAGAGGGATTCAGCGAAGCTCAGATCAGACTGGCATTAAAGGATTACGGAGAAGGTGGTTTAAGAGAATGGTTGGCATCCGATCAGGAACGAAGTGAGGCAGAAGGCAAGCCATACGAAGACGATGATCCGAATCCGCCTATCCAGACAATCATATTTTGGGGTGAATGTCAGGGCAAGATACTTAGGGAATGGGGGATGTCAGAAGAGGATACCCCAGACCCGGATATTGATTATCAGGTATGTGTGTGGCTGATAGGGACCTATGCAATAATGGCCCGGATAAACCCCAGCCCACTTGGGACTAAACCTTATTTTGCAACGTCATTCGATAAGATCAACGACTCGATAATTGGCAATGCAATCCCGGAAGTAATGCGTGATGACCAGATGAGATGCAATGGGTGTGCCAGGGCTCTGGATAATAACATGGCGATGGCTTCGGGACCTATGGTGGAGTTCTATAAGAACCGATTCGCACCAGGCACCAATTTTGCCAACTTAATTCATCCATGGAGTGTATTCCCGACAGAAGATGATATGTCCGGAGTGAACAACCCGGCCGTAAGATTCTATCAACCTCAGATTATCGCCGACGTTCTTCTCCAGGTTGACCAATACTTTCTCTACCAGGCTGGAGAGAAAACCATCCCATCATACGTTTACGGGAATGTGGCCGGAAACAAAAACACCGCCATCGATACCTCATCCGGGCTCAGTATG